ACTGCGCTGGTTCCAGAGACTCCTGTAACCGAGGTGTTAGCCGCTCCTGATATTGATACGGAACCAACTGCCCCAGTCCCCGATACGCCTGTAGGAACGACGCTTGCACCCGCTGTAACAGTGACGGAGCCAACCTCACCCGTTCCTGAAACACCTGTGACAGATGTGGTTGCGGCTGCTGCAACCGTGACTGATCCAACTGCACTCGTTCCTGCAACGCCTGTAACTGACGTGCTGGCAGCTGCAGATATTGTGACTGAACCAACTGCTGAAGTGCCTGAAACACCCGTGACAAGTACTGGGGCCTCTTCGCCCCATGCGCCCTCACCCCAAGTGCCTCTACCCCAGCCAGTAACATTCGCCACACATTAAGCCCTACTGATTATGACTTTGATCTTGTTGTTGTTTGACCCACCTCAAATACTCTTCTTCGGTCATCTGCCTCTGTTGAGTTTGTTGGGCCACAACATATCAAGCGATTCTTATTATCGCGTTTGAAGCATCTGCTGCAGGGAACTGTATGGTGAAGTCACCAGCAGTTGATGTTTTATCGCCACCAAAATCCAACGCGCATACAG